TTAGTTTCTTCCCAGTGGGTAGGCAACAACGTAACAGTCTTAGCGTATAGGTACGCAAACTTTAGAGTACGTAGGTAATCTTCTTTAGAGTCGTGGCGGTTGAGGTAAGTTTCAACCAAGGTACAGCACTCGAAGGATTCGAGTGATTGCTCGGCGCATGGGTTGTAGCCCGCGGCTCGGTGGTCTTTATTATTAGGTGGGTCGATAAGACGTCCATATTTACGAGTAACGTCCATCCAGATAACTCCAGGCTCACCATTGAGAGCGATACCCTCAACGATATGTTCTAAATTAGAGCCTACTGATACCTCAACAGAGTTATTAGACATCCAAGCCCAGCCAGGATTTGCAGGGTCGTAGGAGTTGCGTTCAGGATAGACCTCGGGGTTCTTTAAATTTAAGAAGTCCTTGTCGTCCAGTCTGCCCATTAGCAGCTCAGCAGAGCGGCGCACATTGCCCGAGACCACACAGACGCCTATTAAATTACCGATATCGGCAATATCCTTGCGAGTTAACTTTTGATTAGCCCGACCTTCAAATAGTTTGTAGATATAGTCGTGTAGTTTGGCTAGAGGCTCTGGGCCAGCAGACGTGCCGCCGAAGGTTTTAATAGGCGCACCCGCTGGTCGGATAAGTGTGTAATCAAATACCCATCTAGGTTGGTCTGGTTTTAAGTAGGAGTTGATGAGCATGCTCACAGAGTCCACCCATCCCTCGCGGGTATCTGGGATTTCCCAAGTTTGAACATTAGATTCGTCGCGGGAAGGCTCGTAGATTGTGAAGTCCTTGTCCGCACCCTTGTCGTCAAAGCCGACGCCCACACCCAACATTGATGCTTCCATTAGAAAAGAAAATGGTTTGGCGGGGTCTAATTTAGACATGCTAGAAGTAGATACGAAAGCACAGTTCTGCAGTGCTGCCGAGTTCTTGAGCTCATTGACAAGCGGGGTACCCATAACCCACAGACCGCGGCCTGGTGGTGTCCACTTTAAATTAAACAGGCGGTCAAACGCTTCCTTAGCAGAGGCTTGGGCCCTAGTATCGTTCCAAGGTAGTCGACTGGTTTTGCAGTGGTCTTTTTGTAGGGAGTACATGCCCTCGATTACACGCTGGCAAACATCTACCCAAGTCTCCTTGGTTCCGTCCTCTTTCAAACGGGAGTAGGTGCGAAGGAAAGTAATTTCACCAACCGAATTACCACCCGCATCTTTATAACCCCAAGGTACTTTCTTGCTTCGATACTCCTTTAGGAAGTCCTCGGTTAGTCTAAAAGATAGGGGCATTTGTTTCTCCTTTATCGGCGGGGGGTGTTAGTCTAGTGATGAGTTACAGCCTATTTCAGACTGTGTATATTTAGTTGTGTGGTAGCGCTATTATCAGGATAAGTAAAACTACTTATCCTCGGTTAAATCTTTAATAATCTTGGTAGTCTCCGTCTCATTTAGGCCATTGTTAGGTAGTTCTTTTAGTACCTGAGCCTTGTCTCCGAAGATAGAAGATAGCACTCCTGCCGAGCCTTGACGCTCTACGGTCATGCGAATAAACTCACGTGAGTCGTCCAGTTCCTTGACCGTCTTTATTAATTTAAACAGTCTGTCTATCTCTTGGGAAACGTTCGGGTCAGCGTATCCACCATTCATTTCTTCACTAAAACGCATAAAAGCAACCCTTTGACCCTGCATTTCGATAATTGCATTGATAAGACTCTTGAGTTGGTCTTTGCTCTTTACCTCTACTGGTAACTTGAAAGCACACATAGATTGAGGCTTGAAAGCGGGGCAGTTGGCGGCTACAAAGCAGGTGTCGCACTGGCGCAACGTACCTGATTGCGAGGTAACATGCACGTTGTCGGTGATGACGCCATCGCCATCTACATCGGTCTTAACCTCGTATCCGAACACTGGTAAATTGATGATTTCATCGGGGTTACGTGGCATAAGTTTCCGCATATCTACCCCCTTATTATCAGCATCCGTAGGGGTGATTTCGGTGTTTGGCGTACCCGCCTCATCCTGATAATAAGACTCTCCCACTTTGTTTATCCTCTCTTCAAAACGTTCGTAAGACCATACCGCTAAGCGGCAAACCTCTTTGTTATCGTCCTCGGCTATGAGGTCGGCGTCGATTCCAGCCTTGGTATAAACGTGGTTATACCTTGAACGGGATTGCTCCTTCATACGCTTGGGGTAACGCATAAGCCTAGTACCATCCCAGACGATTGTCTCACCATGAGTCATGGGCGATAGCCACGAAAGGGTGTGAGCAGTCTCGGCTTGGATTGAGCGAAGATTGTCTGGCTTGGCACATCCTAACGCATGAAACCTAGTTCCCTGACGCTTGGTGGCGGTTCTGGTGGTGGAGGCCAGCCTGGTTTCTGACTCGATGGCTGCCCCTGGGATTCCGATATCTAAATAGTTATTTATCAGTCTATTGAGGTTATCTAAACCTAAGTCGGGATTCCATACGGGCAGAAACTTACCTGGCGGCACCTGGGCCCAAGCTGTGCGGCGCTGTTCCTCAACGAAGGCTGGGTCTACAAATCCATAATTAAGTTCGGCAAATAAAGTTAATCTATCAATGTTCATCGCTACAAACTGCTCGTAGGCAGCTGCAAACTCCTCCAGCTCCAGGCGACCCATCTTGGCAGACATAGGGATTCCTGGATATAAATATACATATGAGTCTTTTGGGAAGTAGTTATCTATTAAGTAGGGCTTGGTTTTAGGCAAGCCTCGGCGCACCAAACCGTGGAAACTGATGCCCAGGTGGTTAGCCGTGGTGGTTTCAAGAAGGGTTCGATTGCTGGGGACTTCACATCCCATATACACAATTTGCATCACAGACGGTCTCTGCGGGAGTCGTTATCGTACTCGTCCTGTTGCCTAATCAGTTCGGCTTCAATATCTGCCCATGGCTTGAACCCACGCTTTAGACCATCTGGTCTGAAGTTCTCATTGGTGTAGATAGGGTGCATAAACATAATTGTTGTTATCCCACGTACTAGCAACTTAATTGCCAAGTCTGGGTCTGAAGTAACTACATACTCGACTGGCCCCTGTGAACGAATCCATTCTACCTGTCTTAATTTTGGGTCATCGCCTGGAAACGGAACATCTTCCAAGGGTACGAGGTCGTCAAAGTTATTGATGCGTTGTTGGCGTAGCCAGTGGTCTGACTTCTCTCTATCTTCACATAAAATTAAAACTCTGTGTTTTTCTTTTAGTGTTCGATAAAACGCAAGGCCCTCAACTATTGGATGCTTTTTGTGGTTACGCATAACCTCATCCATAAATACCAATATTGCCACGTCTTAGTTCTCCTACTACTTTTTGTTAATTAAGGCCCGCCTAATTAATGTGTCTGTACTTGGTAATTCCATACCATAAGTTTGCTTCTCAAACTCTGCTTTAGAATCATCTGCAATTTCTTTCATCTGCTTTAGTGCCTGGACAATACCACTGGCCTTACCAGATTGCCAGCGGTAATTATGCACGTCTGCATAGCCTTGCCCGCTTGGACTAAACGCATACTTTCTACCTTGGTGTATATCTTCAAATAATGATGCACCTTGTTCAACTGCTAATTTTAATGCTGCTTCTGCATTTCTACGTGCAACATCTGTTGATGCTGCACCTATTTTAGATAATGCGTCTGCATACCTACTTAAAATTTCTGTAGCCATTGAAGTATCTTGTGCAACCTTTCGTTCCCACATCTTGTTGACTGGTACTCCACGAACTTCTGGTTGTACTGTCCAGTCATCTGCGGTTAGCGAGTAGGCAGCGTACGGTTTGATTGACCGTATATCTGATTGGGCGTTAACATAGAACGTCAATTCAAATATGTCAAGGAAGTTTGCAGTGTTTGGGTGAATCTGTCGTAGGAGGTCGTTGAAGGTCTTGGAAATTTCTTTATCGCTAAGACCTCTGTACTCTGGATTAGATTGTCTAAATATTAAATAATTAACCCCAATTAAACAGTCTAGGTCAGCTGGTTTACGAGCTGCAGTCCACTGGTAGCTTATAGCTGAGCCAGCTAGCCAGACGTGGCAGTATGCTTCTGGGTTCTTAAACTGTGTTTTTAAATGTGTAAATAGAATTCTTAATATAGATGCCCTAGTAGATGGCACAATCTTGCCATTTCGGAACAATCTAGGGTCTAAACCAGCTGAAGGAGCTGCGAAGTAGGAAGTCTCTGACGGCTCTACCGACACTGGTCGGGCTTGTTGCGCCAGTGTTTTTTGGTAATCCATGTTCCTAGTCTATATCTTTTTTGTGACTTTCTTTGTACTTAACGTCGCTATCCCACTCAATTATGCGATGGGTCTCTGGTACATCGGTCTTTACTGTGTTCATAAAACCACAGGCGGCATGTGAATTAACAAATTGGGTTGCCCACAATATGACGAGTGTTTCATTTCCAACTTCTGCAACATCAGCTTGGAAACTACACTCACACTTGCATGTCATCTCGATGAAAGCCACGACCGCCACCTATCCCTAGTTTTGTACATACAGTATACCGCTGCTGTACGGGCTAATGTCTAGTGTATGAGGATGGGTTTTAGTGAATTTTGGGCTAATAAGCCTATTTGGTGTACAGACCCTTGGCCTTGTTATGCTTAATCATGTTGTAGGACTTGACGGGGCAGAAATCGCATAGGTGCATCTTTGGTGCCTTGCTAGAGTCTAAGCCAGCTTCTCTACGTTCTGCAGAGGTACCTGCCGTTAATATCTTCTTATCTGTCTTGTAGTCGCTACATTGTCCCTGTGGGCGGTTGTGTTGGGCAAAACACGTCATAGCATCTGCTGAAAAGTTAGCCTTGGTCTCGTAAAAATTGGTACCAAATACATCTAATCCAGGCGAACCGCCTTTTTGGAACTGCTCAACAATCTGTTTCTTACCGTCTGGATGTTGCCATACGAGTAAGTCTGCGTCTGCGAGCATGCCTTTGTGATTAGGGTGACGCTCTACCATCTGGTGTAGAAAAGGATTTTGGTTCTGGTCGTGACCAGGCTTACCATCAAAGGGGAAACGGTCATCATAAGGAATCTCATCTACGCTCTTGCAGTCGTAGCAAGCTAACAGAAGTACCTTAGGACGGTCTTCTGGCTTTTCCTTGGGGTTTAATTTAGAAAGGTCTAATACCATGTGCTAAGACTAGCACATTAATCTTCGCGTAGTCGACGCTTTCTTTCTTTAAGTCTGGCTGCTTTTTCAGCTGCATCGGCCTTTGCCTTTTCAGCCGCCTCTTTAGCCGCAGCTTTGGCCGCAAGTTCTGGGTCTGTTCTAGTCCTACCAGGACCAAATACGTCACCCATTTCTGGACGACTGTTCACAGAAACCTTCTTACGTTGTACAACGGGAGCAACTGAGGGCTTTACCTTATCGCCAAAGAAAGCTGTATCACCTGCCGAATCCATGGCTTCTTTCCACAACTTTGATGTTTTATCAAACACGGGACTGCCTTGTGAGTTCTTAAACGGTTCTACCAAGGCCTTGTGCATTGATACTTTGCCTTCAGGTCCCATATAAAGGCTGCCTGCTAATCCATCATTTAGTAAGTGTGTAAGAAGGTTTTTGTGAGCAGCATTGCTACTATCGTATTTAAATCCGACATGACGAGATACATCTTCAGGCTCACGGTTATTAAGGTCTATATCATTCATCTCGCCTAGGCGCTTGCCTAGTTTTTTACGAAAATTAGTGCGGTCTGGATTGACTGCATCATCCCAACCTGAGGTATCTTCTGGCATTTACTTGCCCTTCGCTGGGTCCGTATTAATTTTAACTACTGGACGTGGCTTGTCTTCAAACTTACGCTTTACAGCCTCACGAGCCTCTGCATCTTTTACAGCAGCGCCAGATTTAGCGCGGTTAGTAAGCGCAGTGCTAACCTCGTTGTAATCTGCAGGTGACTGTTCCCATCGATAGGTGCTACGTCGTGAACCTGGCTCTTGTGGGCGTGTTCTTACGCCATTCTTTGCTGGACCAGTAAAACCGTGTAAGTAATTAAGGTCTCTATGTGCATCTGGAGACATATCAATGCCCCTAAGTGCAGCACTACTGGACAGACGTGCTTCTATTTGAGGCACACGACTAGGGTCGTAAGCGCGGTCGTATGCGTCAGCCATATTAGTTACCTAGTGGGTTTACTTTATTTGGCTCTTCAGAGTTGATGAAGCCATAGTTCATGTATGGGTGTAGACCTGCGCGGTTAGCAGCAACGGTCTGGTCTCCCATACCTGGTTGTACAGTTGTATTTGGACGGCGCTTGCGATACTTGCCGTCTGTTGCGCCCTCTGTCATGTCGCCATTAAGGGAACGTGATTCGTTAGTTGCCATTATGCCATCCGTCCTTTTACTAGTCTTGAGGCCTTAATACGGTTGCACTTAGGGCATACGTCCTGGTCTCGTAACGATTCTACTGGATTCATGTGAGAACCACAGGCTTTACAGGCCTTAGTACCGTTATAAATGGTCCCAAGGCTAACATCTGTGGCTCCAGCCATGCCTTCTCCTGTGCTATCTGTAAATAGCCCTGGGTCTTTAGACACTATTCGTTTACCTTCTTGTCTGTATCTACTTCTGGTTTTGGCTTACGTTTTTCTACTATTGATTGACCACTTTTAATTAAGTTATTGAAAGCAGCCATAGTACCTTCAAAACCTGGCATATCTTTACCTTCATGAAAATCTGCGTTATTACGTGGCATTAAATTGACCCTCCTAATGTGTTTCGGCTTGTTGACTGGGTAGTGTTAGGGGTCTGGCTAAAGTCAGACTCTACACGCTGTTCTCTACCTCTTGGCAAACGAACAATATCTTCCAAACCTAACTCTACATCAGTATACCCAAAACGGTCTGGGAATAGGTTAATTTGTGGCAGGTTAGGGCGAACATACTCTTGCAATTCTGCACCACTCATTGTCCAGGTAGCAAGCGCCTGGTTAAGTAGGCGGTCTTGGTTAGACTGGAATGGTCCTAGGTATTCCTGTGGAGGAAATGCAGCCTCTTCTGGTGTGTGATAAACCTTGCGGTCACCACCATTAGACCATGGCCTACGACCGTACGTACCATCTGCATATCTACCTGGCATAGTTTACTTCCACTGTGGTCTCATGCGTGCCATTTGGTCTTGGCGTGCGTTGTTAACATACATTGGTGAATCGCTCTTTACAGTTGGGCCAGCCTTACCATCGTTAGGTAGGTGAGGTGCTGGAGCAATATCTGCCATAAATACGTGACGTGTACTTCTGTAAACGTTTCCTTCTTTAACAGCGTTCATCTGACGCATAATGCCAGAATGTGGTTCAAGACCAGCTGGGTAGTAATAACTCTGCTGGTCAATTCGCTCACCGCGGTGCACACCACGTTGGTATGAACGCTGGCCTATTCTAACTTTAAGTGAGTCGAGCACATTTTCAGACTGTGAATTAGGGCGTCCGCGGTCATCACGACGTGTGCGGATAGTGCCTAAGTATCCATCTGGATATTCTGCTTGTGGTGCTCGACCTATGCCTATTCGAAGTTCATCAAGCTCATTACGAGCAACAGGAACACCACCGCCACCGTAGTTTGTATACGTACCGTATAAACCACTGGCGCCTAGGTTCTGTGTATTTTGATTTGGATTAGGCATGCCTCAATGATACGCCTGTATGTTTATACCGTAGCCTTAAACTCATGGCCCTCGTAAAGGGTCCAGCCATCCATAATGTGAATTGGCTGTAAAGTAAAGGAATCGTCTGGTCTTACCCAGCCAATCATAACGCCCTGTTGCCAGTCTTCCCAGTGCTTTACTGGGCGACCGTTGTCGGTTAACCCAGAGCCGTAGGAAGGCACTGCGCCATCTACACGACATAGACATCCTGGCGAACCTGATACTGAACGGATAGGGCCATCACCGTTAGCAACCGTCTTGTACTGAAGTTCCTGGCGGTGTGCGTGACCAAATACTGTTGAAACGTGTGGGTTCTTGTTTACATACGCTGATGCAGTTGAGCCATTAGAACGCACTGTTGTTCCGTGGATAGCGCGAAGGTGTGGAGTAATCCAGTACTCACCCGCTGGGTAAGCGCCCACATAATTAATATTAAGCTCTTCTAGTCGTAGCAAATATTGAATAGACATTACAGGCCAGTCCTCAGGCGTAGAGTTGGCTCGCTTAATGCCCTTTGATGCCATGGCGTTCATAACAACATAACGCTGCATACGGCAGTCGTGGTTGCCTTCTAGCAAAGTAATCTTTGCGTCTGGACAGGTGGCGCGTTGTTTAGCAAGTAGTTGATGTCCGTAATCAAGTGCTGGCTGCACGGTGTGTGCAAACATTTCTTCTTGTGCGTACTTACCCATTGTTGGAAGGTCTAGATAATCACCAAGGTGAATAATCTCATCTACACCGTACTTCTCTTCCAAGTACGCTAGTAGTTGAAAATGAACCTCAATAGCGGCCTCATCGTGGAATGGGTCCATAGTTCCATCTTCATATTTACGGTATCCAATTTGTGGGTCTGGAACGAACATAATTAATCGTCCATCTTTTTTACCCTTGCGCTCTTTATAAGTAGCGGGCTTAATTACTGTTGGTTTTGCTGGTTGGATTGGTGGCCACGACCAATCAGTTTTAGATTTAATAGCAACCCTATCAAATATAGATGATAGCGTTTCATTTACTTCTGGCATGTGCAGTACTCCTTAAAGTGTGAGCGAAAGGCAGTAAGTCCCATAGGTAAATTGACGCCAGCTTCCTGCAACGCTTCAAATAGGTTCTTAATATCTACGCTTCTATTTTCATTTTTTAGGCTGTTAAATTTTTCTTGGTCTTCTTTAGATAATGTATTTACCCACTTCTGTGTCTTACATTTTTTTGGTAGTTTTGCATCAGCAATAAACCCATCTAATATGGACCCCAATGTATCCTTTGGCATACGACCTCTCTCTGATTAAAGGATGATTTCGTACAATAGCCTATCACACATAAGGTGTTTGTATAGCAAAACACCCACGATTTTTGTCGTGGGTGTTTGACCTTGTTATCGTGATTGCAAGGTGGACGTCAGTGGACGTCAGTGGAGTCGTACTATAACCTGGGTTATAGTGCTACTTAATTTTAACTGCTTTTTCTTTCTTTGCCTCGGGGACGATACGCTCTAATGAAATGGTTAAAAAACCATCCTCAAGCTTTGCATCTCCTACTACAACATCATCGGCAATGGCAAACTTTTGTACGAAGTTACGTGCTGCGATACCTTTGTATGCGTAGTCAGCAAGGTCTTCTCCACGGTTGCCCTCAACGGTGATGATGTTCTCTTTGTACGTAATCTTAACATCATCCTTTTTGAACCCCGCAATAGCAAGCTCAATCTCAGCCTTATCATCAGGCAAGTGCTTAATATTGTAGGGTGGATAGGTGCTTTTAATACGTGCGTCTTCTAGTTCTTTAAACATATCTAGTTGACGGTCGAACCCAAAAGTCCACGGTGCAAGCATATTCTGCAACGCTGAAAATGGGTCTTGGATGGTTGGTTTTAGTGTTTGATACTGTTGAATTACTTTCGGCTTTTGTATGTCCCATTGTTCGTGAGGTGAACCTTTAGGGTAGCCGCCATTGATGCCTGAAGCCATAATATATCTCCTTAGACGATATAACTTTTAGTGACCCTCCTAGTGAGCGGTCAGCAATAGTATACAACAATCTAATTTAGAATATATTCCTGAAATGCCAAAGGCCCCCAGTTACGGGGGCCTTTGCGCTATTTAGTTTTAGTTGTGGTCAGCCGTACCATCAGAGAAGTTTGGCTTCACACGGTTTACAGCAGGAGCAATGATACGCCCATTTGCCTGGGTGGATGTTGCTTCTGGTGCAGTTGTCTTCTGGAAGTTAACTTTAATTCCATAGCGAGCGCCACCAGTCGCAGTAACAAAACTGCGGGAAGGCTTTGCCTGACGGTATGGGTCGGTTCCGCCCTTGGCGTTACCAGTCTTCTTCATTAACTTGCCTTTAAGCGGTGCAGCAACCTTAGCTGGCTTTGCACCCGTCGCATTAGCTGCGGAACTAGAAGTCGGAGCTAGGGGCGCCGAGTTCTTTGATGTATCTTTTGTCATTTACAATCCTTTGGCCGAAGGTATAAAAAGGGTAAGGTATTTACTTGGGAAATACAGGGTTAACGTGCGCTGACATCGAAGATGATGGCTGATATCTGGCCGTCATGGCTCTCAATGCTCGTAAATCCTGGAATACAGATTAAATCCATGCCTCTAGGTGCCGTATACCCGCGGGCAATGGCAATGGCCTTTACGGCCTGATTGATAGCACCAGCTCCTACAGCACGAATCTTGCAGGCTCGGGTCTCATAAATGCTATGAGCGATGGCAGATGCTACGGCTTGTGGGTTAGAACCAGCGCTTACGCGTAGAACCTGGTCGTCTTTCTGTTCTTCTGACATTTAATACTCCTATTAGTGATACTTGTTATTGGAGTATCTATTATGTATTTTAAATTAGATTTGGTCTGTCTAAAGGGGTTGGCGCCTTGGCAAACGTCCCACATACTGAGCACTCCATATCCAGCAAATACTGGGATATCTCGTAGTCCTGGAAACTAGCCTTAATGTTCCATAAGCTGGACTCACAGTGAGGGCACTCATGACATACCACGTTTTCATAGGTCATAGTCCCCGTAAAATCGGGCTTTAGCTCTCTAATGCTCTTTGACATGTCTGCAATTTATAAAGTCTCGGGATACGTGGCAGGCAACATCTAGGTAAATTGAAGCATTTGTAAACAGGTCTTCTGGGTGGTTTAAGCGGTCGTCCCCCTGATTGCCCCAGTTATGTTTGAGGTATTCCCGAAGTCCTGGGATTAAGGCGTCTACGAACTCATCGACTGTCATCCAGCCGTCCTGTACTAAATCTTTATTCTTGTGGTTTTTCGGCAAGACCATGCTCCTTTTTAAACTGGAACAGAGTATCCATAAATGTTTTCTTTGATAGTTCCATCTGCTCAATCTCTTCTGCAGATAGTTTATCTTTGCCTTCTTCGTATAACTTTAAACCGTACTCAAACTGAGCTTCTAGGACCCGTAGCTCCTGTAGTCGGCGCTGCTTAACAAATGCCGCTGCCTCTGCCTTACGCTGTGCTCTTTTATCCTGTGTCTTACTCATCCTTGGCCTCCCCAGCCTCCACCTTTAAACTGTACAGCTGGCGGTGTATAACTTTTAATCATAAACTCACCGCAACCTTCGCAGGCAGGGCGTTGTGTAGCATCAAAAGCAAAGTGCATTTCTACTGTACGGTCGCACTTCATGCATGTGAAGTCGTACTTTGGCATTTAAATCTCCCGATAATCTGGACTCTGTACCTGCTGGTAAATAGCCTTTTCATACGCAAGCGTACCATCCCCTGAGCATAGCCGCGCAAGCCCATACGCATCACAAGCGTTGTCGTCAGTAAAGGTCTGCCCCCACTTTTTGTAAGTATGCAGAATCATCTGGTTCTTCTGACCTGAGCCTGCGCCTGTTACATACTTCTTTAGCGTAGTTGGCGGGATTATCAGTGGGTACTTGTCAATATCTGCCAACTCCATTTTAACTAGGCCACCAAGCTCCCCTAGATGGAATACCTTACCCTTAGCGCCCATCGCGTAACCTTCTATGGCTACATCTAGGATTTCTACCTTAGATACCCAATCACGGATAAATGCACGTATATCTAACATACGTGGCATACCTTTGTTGGTGGACTTATAAACCTCTGCGTAATAGGTATTGTCTTTATACGCACACATAGCAAATCCTGTAAAGGACTGGTCTATACCTAGGTAAACTGGGCTACTGCCAGTCAGGTCGAGACCTCCTTCAATTTTTTTAAGGGGCATACCTATTAAATCCAGTAACACGACCGCTAGAAGTTCTACGAGTTAACTCTCGACTAGTCAAAGAGTAGTAACGTTCGATGTTATCTAGGTATGTGCGAACCATTTTGTGATAAGCACGGGCATAAGAGTAGGCATCTGATAATGCTTTAACCTCTGGCTCTGCCTCTACCTGAGCTCTAAGTAACGTGGCTTTTTCTGAAGCCTTGCCTGAGGTCTTGGATAGTAGGCCAGCGTTTACAGACTCACTATAGAAAGCCTCGGCTTCCATCTCTGCCAACTCAGCACAGGCGGCTTGAGTCCGTAGGAAGTTCATGTTTTCAATGTACTTGCTTGCCATACCCATAAGCTCAGTGTCATCTACTAGGGTGATATCACTAGGAAAGTCTGGCAACTCTAATTTAAGGGAGCGCTTAAATGGCAACCCCTGCTCTTCTAACTGCTTTAATACTTGTTCGCTTATACCTGTAGCCGATAGTTCAGTCATTGTATCCTCCGCATCGTTCGCAATTACCCCAACCATCGATATTACACGGTGGTGGTGTCTGGTTGTTTACCGCTTCAACAATCTTAGCAGCAGCTTCAAACAAAGGTGCAATCGAGAAATCACTCTTTGGTATAACAAACTCTTTAGGTTCTTGTGAGGCTTTGTTCTCGTAAATAATTACAGCCTCTTGTGGAACTACCTCCATATTAAGTAGTTCAGCAAGCTTCATGTATATCTGTACCTGATTAATATGGGATTCAAACGGCTCTTTAATTGCTGCAAACATCTTATCTAAGTCGCCGTTGTGCTCCATGAATAGCGATGGATTTTCCCAGCGTATGGTTCCCGCACCTATGGACTTAATCTCCAGCATCAATGGCTCACCAAGGTTTAGGAGGATGCCGTCTGAGTGTCCATTGATTCTCAATGGCTCATAAAATAACGGGACTTCTCGGTATTCCAGCGGCCCCTCATGACAATCAGAACCACCAAAAAACATTTCGCCACACTCTACGCAGTACCATTTACCGTACAGCGTTCCCATATCCTGAAACCAACCCTGCCACTTAGCGTGGATAGCGTGGCCTTCAGCAAATATGGATGCGGTTCGCAAAGTCATAGTGCGATTAGATACTGGAGCTTTACCCATTAGATGATAGTAAGAAGCTCTGTGGCACCACTCTTTTTTAACCATATCAGAGGGATGAAGCACGTCGGTACGACGGCTTAGGTCTTTTGGTTTTGCAATTAGGTGACGCTCAAGTGAGCCTAATACACGTGTTTTCTTTCTAGACACGTCTACAAATGCTTTCAGTGCCCCTGTTATTTCTTGTGGTTTCGATACTTTCATCCCTAGACCTTATCATCAAATAGGTGTTCCTTTAAAGTGGTTCCATCTTTTTTTAGTTTACGTTTTAACGCGTTGCGTTCACGGTGGCTAAGACCGCCCCATATACCGTGCTGTTCATCCATCTGGTCAGAGTACAGCAGGCACTCCCTGCGTACAGGGCACTCTGGTAAACCATCTTTACCAAAGCATACGCCCTTTGATACTTCTGCTATTTTTCTATATTTAGTTTTGTCACGTGGAGGGAACCAAAGTTCCGTATCCAAGCCACGACATTTAGCGTTATGTCGCCAGCCCTCTACGTGCCCTGCGTCGTTGAACAAGTATGCTCCTGAATATTCTGGCGCATTTCCAGAAAGTCATCTTCAGTAAGCAACACGTAATTATTATTGTTTAAGCTGAATCCGAGGACAGGTGTCCGACTGTCAACGATGGCTTCGTTAACAATCTTTTCTAGTACTGCTGCCTTGACAGTTACCTGAGTTTTGCCAGTCCACTTGTGTTCTATTAACAAGTCCTTAGACCTAACATCACCCTTACGACTCCAAAACGCGCCACTGGCAGCACTACGCTGACCACCAACAAGCTTTGCCAATCGCTCCTCGTGCTTCTTAGATTCCTTTTGGCCCTTACTCCTCATCGGCTACGAACTTAGAACCTGCCCGTAGGGCATCTAATACGTCGCGCTCAAGCAGTTCCTTAAGGTCAATCTCTTCTCGTATAGCGCTAAGCATACCATCTTGTCCCATCCACTTTCTATCCCCATAGTTGTAGTAGGCGCCAGTGCGCTTGATTACCTTATTAAGGATACCCATGGCCATAATCTCCTTGGCAAAATCAATCTCGCCAGCTGGGATATGCCCACCATCTGCAAAGTAGAAGTCAAAGGTAGAGACCTGGGAAGGGGCTGCGGACTTGTTCTTTAGGACTCGGACCTTAATGGACTGGCCTACACGGCGCTTTTCCTGGCCTGTACCAACCTCAATCCACTCATCTCTACGGACCTCACAGCGGGTAAAGAAGGCATAGTCCTTGCCGAGACCACCTGGGGTGGTGCGTGGGTCTCCGTACATGACGCCAATCTTTGAGCGCCACTGGTTAATAATAATTCCGATAAAGGGGCGCTCTTCCTCTACAAGGGAGCGCTTAGATGCCTTGCCTACCTTACGGAAGAACTTGTTAGTAAGGAGGGCACCGCGACCTACAGTAGATTCCTCCATCTCCTTATCGTCCTCTGCTGTAGGGACCAAGGCAGGTAGCGAATCAAGAACAATACAATCGACCGCTCTACTTTCTGTAAGTTGGATAACGGCTTCATACGCTTCCTCCATAATATTAGTTGACACCACGTAAACGCGTGAAGTGTCTACGCCACACATAGTTGCGTAACTATCTACCCACTGCTCAGCAGCAACCCATACTGTAGTGAAGTCTGGGTTTGCTTTTTGATTTGCTGCAACAGTCTTTAGTGCGATAGCAGTCTTTCCGTTGCTGGCTTCTCCGATTAGTTCATGCCATTGGTTAGCAGGCCATCCGCCACCAAGCGACACGTCTAAGGCTAGGGAGCCTGAGGTAAATCGAGGCGGCTGTTCAATAATCTCTGAACCTAATACAACAGTTCCGTCTCCATACTTTTTATTAATGCTGGCAATAGTTTTAATTAGTTCTGCATTTTTCATTATTCAATCTTTCCGATAATAACGCCTGGATTCCATCCGCCAGACTGAACTTGTCTAGATGCCTGTGCAGGGCCTGCACTTCCTTGACCTGAAACGATTCCTTTACCCATGCCACTACCTGATTGGACTATTGGATATCCGCAATCGTAACATCGTTTTCTAGATTCTGGAGTAGCCCCACCGTAGTTGTTACTACCGCAACCAGGGCAACGCTCTGCTTGAGGTGTCATCTGTTGCGTCGGTGGATACTGTGGCTGTGGCGACTGTGCGTACGTCGCAGGTTGAGGTTGCACAACACCTTGTCGTTGTGGCTGTTGAGGTGCTGGAGTACCTAACTTATTTGCCCACCAATTACTGCTCATCTAATATCCTTTTCTCCCATTCCGCTTCCTGTATTTCGCCTGGCTCAATTAAACCAATCTCCATAGCAGAAGCGAAGGCCCCAATAATAGCGGATAAACTGACAACCTTATACAACACTTTCATAGTATCTAGTTCACGTTCAATCTCTGCTTTATCATCGGGGTTCCTCTTTACAATTTCATCAATCTGTACCCCAGTAATAACATCGGCTGCTACATCAGCAATAGCGTGTAGGTAAGGTAGCAGGTACTCGATGTTATCTAAACGGGCATCACTATCCTCACGCTCTTTCTCGTCGCCTTCAGCGCTAGACTTATTAAGACCAATAAACTCTACAATCTCGTTAGGCTCACCTAACTCTGTATCGTAGACATACCATCTAGCAATAGTACTTAAAGGTATATCCTTTTTAAAGTATTCAACCTCGAACTGCTCGTCACGTTTATTAAACCATCTACCAAAAAAACTCATTTTGCCTCTCCCCATCTTTGCACAACTGCAATGTCCGCGATAAGCGGGATATCTAATAGATTGATGCCTTCCATAGCTTCTCTAATTGCCTCTCTAGTTTCTTCAACTAAGTTATCAGGAGCTATAGTCACCAACTCATCGTGAACGGTAAGAAGGAGGCTGGCGCCTTCTGGTATTAACTCGTGCGCTCTAATCATAGCAAGTTTCATAATGTCTGCAGCAGACCCCTGAATACGAGTATTGAACGCTTGACGCTCAGCACCAGCACGCTCACCTGGGTTCCTGCTGTTTATCTCTGGTAGGTAACGCTTACGACCTAGAACGGTGGATACAAATCCAGCCTTTCTAGTCACACCAATAACCTTGGCTCGATAAGCGCTAACGTTTTGAAACTTCTCACCGAAGTTACTTAGCAATCCTCTAGCCTCAGTTATAGAACAACCAATAGAGCGAGCAATCTTGTCTGGGCCTACGCCATAGGCCATAGAAAGAACAAGCACCTTACCCGCAGAACGATTAACGCCCATCACGTCACCGACAGTTGTATAGATATCTCCACCTTCTAGGTAGTTCTTCTTCATAATAGGGTCGTTAGACATTGACGCAATAACACGTGGCTCAATCTGTGAGTAGTCAGCAACTACCAGCTTGTAACCTTCTGGAGCGTAGAAGAGGTTTCGGATAGCTTTACCGTGCGCGGTGGCTGGGTTGGGGACGTTCTGTAGGTTAGGGTTACGACTTGAGAATCTTCCTGTCTCCGCTCCGTGCTGGATGAAGTCACCGTGTACTTTACCGTTGACGAGGAGACTATCTCTATACTCGACTTTTGATTTACCGCCTGTAGTTCTAACAACTTCTCCTCCTAGGTATGGAATTACGTATGTGGTTAACAACTTATTAAGGTCTGCGTACTCAAGCATTGCCTTAACAAGTGGGTCCTTATCTCTATACGGCTCAAGCGCCTCGGCTGATACGGAGTAGTCCTCTACGGTTAACTCCTTACCTTCGGCCTCTTTCTTAATACCTTTACCTGTATAAATCTTTGGTTTCAACCCACGACCTGAAGGCTGTGGGGAGTACAAGAGGTACTGCTTCTCTCTGTTGGAGTTAATATTAAATACAACACCAGCAGTTCTATAGATGTCTTCTCTTGCCTTTTCAATGTCTGCTTCTAGTTGAACGTGTAAAGCAGCCAAAGCATCCTGGTCAATAGGTGCGCCAGCAAGTTTCATATCGCACAGCACTCGTAGAACATCCATCTCTAATGCCATGATGTTCTCTACGCCAGCCTTTGCAATCTTTTCTTTAACAACCTTCCATAACATGAAGGTGTACTTAGCATCTAGGTAGGCATACTTAGCAACAATACTAAACGGATGAACCTCTACCTGAGCACCAACACCCTTCTCCATCTCATAGCCCAACTCACGCTTTAAGCAGTCATCAAGGCCACACTTATTTTTATTACGGTTGTCGTATACAAAAGAGCCAACCATGGTGTCAAAGTACGGAGTAGCAGGGACCTGACCATCAAAGTATTTGGTTATGGAACAAAGGTCGAATACTAAGTTGTGACCAATCTTTAGCATGTCGCTGAAGAACAACGGGCGCAGTGCAGTGAACACCTCTGCTGGATGTAACTGCTTAGGCGGCTCTGTAAAAACATGTGTATGTAGCTTTTTATTTTTTGAGTAGTCAACGTCATTAAGCTTCAGGCCTTTTTCAGCCTTCTTAGCACCTTGTCCAGTAAGCGGCTTAATAACTTCAGCCAGTTCACCGTTTGGGTGACCTAAAGGAATAACATCACCACGACCATATGTAGCAAAGCTAAGCCACATAATCTCATTAACAACGGACACACCTCTACGTGGTCCAACAGTTTCGCAGTCAAAAGCAAAGGCATCTTGTTTCAAGTAATAGGCAACCATCTCATCAAGTTGCTCTTTAGTAGTTATTATATTCATCGCATCCTAAAAATAAGTGAAGGCTGGGGGCTTTGCACGTGTTGCCCCCAGCCTAACACTAGTGATTAAAGAAGGGAATTAGCGATTTCTTCTAGCTCTTCCCATGTGTGCTCCTTAATGATGGAGCGTGTGTAAGGCTCAATCTTTGCTACTTCAGCCTCAGCAAAAGTTGGGTCAATGCCCCAATCCTCTGCAAGGTCGCGAGCCTTGATTGCTTGTAGGTGGTAGACAGTTTGCTGCATCTTTCCAGTGCGGCTAATAGCCCAGTAGTTCTTAGTCAAAGGTCCCTGTGGGGAGAACTCTGCTGAGTGTAGGGTCTTATATAGACGTGGACTTGCAACCAACATCTGACGTACTACGCCTGACGGGGTGATAACTGCGATGGTAAAAGCACGCTTATCTTCAGGCTTGCTTCCAAGCTTTGTGCACAGTGGGTCGTTAGGTCCAAGTGAGACATACGACTTCTTGCCAACAGTCTTCTGTTGTAGGAAGTGTTGCTTGTAGATAGCAAAAGGACCAGTTTGGTCAATGAACTTGATAACGGTGAACTCACCATCACTGAACTTAAACTCAGTTGGGAAGTCACCTGATGCGGTTGTCAGCTGTTCTGCTGCTGCCCAACCTGATTGAACTGCATTGCTGCTTGGTGTTGCTGGACGGTCATCAACAGCTGTTGTTGAAAACGCGTCTGTTACTGGCATGTACTCGTCGGTACGGTCGATTGCCATAGGGCATTTCTCCTTAGTTTCGTTTGATTCATAAATTAAGCTCGGCAGACTTTATGTTCTCCCAAGCCTCAGCGATTGCGTTAGTCAATTGCTGGTTAGGCCATTGTATCCTAGTTTTATCTAGGAGTCCAGCCTTTCCAAACAGCTCTACTATCGCATCAATTTGAGCGCGTGAGTATAACCTACGCCCTCTCATCTTTTCACCATTTTTTGTTTCTTTATCAGACAGGCGATATGGAGCCTGAGGTATGTACTCTTGTTTAATCCAGTAACGGATTGTTACAAGAGGCCTACCCAATGCCTGTGCCAAAGCACCTACCTGATAAAACTCGTGTAGTTCTCCCGACGGGAGTTTTCTAAACACAGCATTAGATGTCCAGTCGGAGTCATCTTTTACTGCGCGTTTGTTTTTTGGTTTGGTTTCTCTACGCTTTTTTTTACTACCTGGGTAGTAAGTATCTAAGTCAGAGAATAGATTATCAATCTCGTCCACTGCTCTTACCTACAATAAATGCGTAAGAAACTTTTTGTGGGAACATAGTATCAATGTCTTCTTCAGTAAGGTGTCCGTTATAGAACGCAGCCATAATCGCTGACTCATCTAATGTTGGAACCATCTTAATGCATGTATCTTTAATACCCTTTTTACTAAGGATAATTTCTGCTGCATTGATATCAAGGTTTTTAATTACGCGCTTCTGTTTCATAATCTGTTCTGCATCTTCTACTGCAAGAACAATGTGTCCGCGCTCATCTTCAGTACCGAACTCATCGATACTTTCTGTAAGTCTTTTTTTAATTTCTGTCTGACGTTTTGTCAGCAGTTCTACATTATCTTTTAACGCCTTAAACTGGCGTATATCTTCTTTAATGGCATCTGTGTTCATAAGTTTCCTAACGTTTAGCTGTTAGGTAAAACTTAATGGATGACTAGATGGCTGTCAAGTTACTTTGCGTTGTTGGCTTTTACGCCGCGGTAGCCAGTCTTCTTCTTATTCATAGAACCTGGCTTCTTGTAACCTGAACCGTTTGGTGTAGCTGCCTGGCGGCTAGCTAGAGCCTTGGCAATCTTATCGTGGTGCTTCCCCATTTAATTATCTACTTTAATATAATCTTCAAGGGCTTCAATAATAATGCTGGTCACTGTAACCTTGTCAGCTGCAGCTTTCTTTTGGACCGCTGTCCACAGCTGGTCTGATACGCGGATAGTACGCGTAGGGGTCTTAGGCGAGTTAGGCATCCTATAAGTGTACATGCCCAACGATAATCGTTGGGTGTAAAGCTCTCCCCCAAGGACTCGAACCTCGATAGGCGGAACCAGAATCCGCAGTCTTGCCAATTAGACGAAGGGAGATTGGAGCGGTTGACGAGGCTCGAACTCGCGACCTGCACCTTGGCAAGGTGCCGCTCTACCAACTGAGCTACAACCGCATCGCTGCCCCACCTGGACTCGAACCAGGGACACTCGCATTAACAGTGCGATGCTCTGCCAACTGAGCTATGGGGCATTAAACGTTGGCGTTCGTCAGGTAGGACCTGAGACTGTCAACTGTCATGGATATTTTATCACCATCTTCAATACCTTTGCCATCAATGATGGCACTTGCTATAGAAGACTTCTGTTGAAGCATCTCGTGTTGGCGCTCTTCAATGGAGCCAGCAATAATTAAATCCTGAATTACGATTGAGGGCCAGGTAGAGGAGGCTCTTTGTATGCGACCATTCCTCTGCGTCGCACTTCCCGAAGACCAAGGGAGGTCATAATTGATAAGAAGATTAGCAGCAGGAAGGTCCACACCGTAGCCCCCAGCGTCAGAACTAATAAGTACGCGTACATCGGGATTAGTATTGAAGTCAATTTTGTTACGTTCTTTAGTTTTAGCATCTAACCTCCCAGAGTACTTGCGACAAATTTCAGGACCTAAAGCCTCTTCAACCATATCTAACATATCAACATAGGTAGCAAATATAACAACCTTGTTATCATCGTTTTGGTCTAAGAACTCTTTAACATATTGCGTTAGATAATCTAATTTAGGGGAGCGGTTACAACCTTCTAGAGCCCCAGTGTCTACAAGCTCTGCAATGTATGAAGAGCCCTCACCATTCATTTGTTTAAACTTTGTAGCGCTAGTTTTTAGTAGGTCTGGATGAGAACACAGCATCTTAAGCGCACCAATCTTAGACATAATGCGCCCGCGCATCTCATCCTCAGGACCGCCTCGACGAGACTCCATACCGTAGTGCGCCATAATGTTGAAGTTAGAACCAAAAAGTTCGTGTGCTTCATCAAGGTCAGATAGTAAGTCTTGACCTATGCGTGTGTATAACTTAGATGATGCCCTATCAAAAACAATATGCATAGGGTCTTTGTGAATGGTGTCAGGAAGATAGGGTGCAACGTCTGGGTCTTTCTGTGCTTTACGTACAGAAGCCTCCTTCATCTTAGTATGAAGGGTAGATAAGTTGCGGTAGTACTGTGGTGCTCCCCAAGAGTTTCTTACGATAAAAGCAGCATCAAAGATATCAAACCGACCAAGTACGCTGGCGTCAACGAACTGCATAATGCTATACAGCTCTTCAGGCTTACCATTTTCAATCGGAGTACCAGTGAGTGCAAATCTATATGGCGCATTGATTAACTTCTTTACTGCTCGGGAACGTTTGGACTTAAAGGACTTGATGGCTGTGGCTTCATCGAGGATGACAAATCCTCTTGGTAAGTCTTTGATAAAGTTCCAGTCGTTAACAACTTGCTCATAGTTAAGGATAATGTAATCAATCCCCGTACTCCGCCAGTCCATTGCTTCGGCGTATTGCTCTGCACGTTTCTTCGGCGTTCCATCAATGACCAAAGGTTTAGAAGTTCCACCTGTAAATTTCTCAATCTGTCCAGCCCACTGGTATTTTAGTGAGGATAAACAAATTATAAGACCAGGCTCTTTTACTTTCTTGGTATCCATCAACCTTTCTATAGCGGCGATGGTTAAGACAGTCTTGCCTAGTCCCAGGTCATAGGCAACCAAAACCTTACCGCGCTCGCACATCTTGTCGACGGCTTCAGGTTGGTAGGGTAGAAGGGTGCCTGTAAAGGTCAAGCGTCTTTCCTCCAGTGGATAAAAGATTTAATATAAACAGCAGCATAAGCTACAGCAGAAACAATGAACCCATATTGTTTTGTAGTGGTTGCGTATATAATCCATAGGACTTCATTAAAGCAAAGTACTACCCAACCCCATATAGTTTTACGACCTACAAAATAAATTCCACCGACACCTATAACAGCAAGTACCCAAGACCCATACTCCATAATCATGTGTATGCCCTCATTCTTGTATTAATTAAAACCTTAAGGTCCTCAAGCGTACCATTGTTAAGAAATATCTGGTCAACCTTTTCACCATCCATGGCTATCTCTGATGCATGAGCGTTTACTGGTATAACTCCGCTTCGCTTTATGCGCCAAATTTGAGCGTTATCGTACTCGCGAATGGCCTTAGCTTCATTGGGATATCGGACATCAGTAATAACATAATTAACTTCTCCGAACAATTGAAGTCCATTTAACGCTTGCTTTACCCAAAACATATCACCAAAGGTTTTACGGGCACCAACACCTAGGTCTTGAAGAAGGCGTCTAGCTTCGGGATAGTCAACCTTAACTCTGTCCCACCCGTATACATCAACCAACCCTTGAACTCTATAGCCCTCTTTAAGCATAGGGTTAGTGGCATATAACAGGTCACGTATGGGGTCAGCAAAAGCGACTCGTTGGTACCCGTAATTCTCTACAAGTATATTAGCTACGGAGTCTTTACCTGATTGTGCGTAGCCTGTTAGTCCAATAATCATTCGTGCTCCTCTGGGCAACACTCTTTGCATGCCCTAATTAAAGTAGGTGAACCTCTTAATGCTTCCCAATGGTCTGCTGTGGGCCTATCACAAAATGAACAGTACTTAGCTCGCTCTTTATTATCCGCTGCAACCTTCTCTAGGTAATCGCGCAGAGGACCTGCATCCATCCACTTAGCACTGCTGCTCATGGCATATACCCTAGTATGTGTCTGGCGTTTTGCAAACCCCATTCAATCTCTTTACGAGACATACCGCCAACATCTTTCTGGTCAGTCTGTGCATAATTGAAAAACCAAGACGATAGTCCGATATCCATAGCTTTAAATCGTAAGTCTTCTGTACAAGTCCTACCAGCATCGTCATTATCTAAAGCAAAGATAGGTCTAGTTGCTCCCCTAATCATGCTCCACTGAGTGTCAGAGACCGCGCATCCATACGTAGCAACTCCACCCTGTATACCAACAGACGCTAAACGGATAACGTCTAGCGGAGACTCGACGATAATCATGTCTCCACCCTTGTAGTGTTCATATCCAAATAGGGCTTCGCTCTTCTTAACACCTGTTGTGTTTTTAAAGTATCTAGTCTTCTGACCCTTCTCTTGCCAACCTAACAACTTGTTAGTCATAGGGTCTCGAATAGGGATAATCCAGTTGCCTTGATTGGAGTTCCATTTAACACCGTACTTAGATACTGCCTCAGGTAATAGACCTCTACTCAAAGAAATGTCTTGTGGTACCTCTTTGAAAGCTTGAAGCATGGACTCATGGATTGGGGCGTACTCTTCCTTCTTAGGTTTATCACCTTCGATAAGTTGTTTGATACGAGCAGTAAGCCTGTCCACAGTTAAATCAATATCAGTTATACCGTCGGTGTTACCACCTAAGTACCTAACTAAACTCTGTAAGCCGCCCTTCCATTGACAAGAAAAACAAATAAATAAACCAGTCTCTCCATTAATCCAAAAGGATGGGTTGTTATCTTCTTTTCCTGTACGCTCTTTGTGAGCAGGGCAGTGCAGTTGTATCTCGCTGTTTCTTATTGATACAACCTTTAAACCTAGAACCTCTAGTGTGTCCTCAATGCTAGATGTCATTTGAGTCAATCTCTCTAAAGGTACCTGTGCTCCAATCCCAGATAAGCGATATCTCCATGCGTCCAGAGTTACGGCTTTCTAGCACCTTCAAGATACGAGTGTCATCTACGTTCTCGTCTTCTCTCTGTAGGCCAAAGATAACGTCAGCGTCCTGGTGGAAAGATGATGAGTAACCAATTGAGTCAGCAGTTACTTGACCCTTACGCATCTTCCAGTTAAGTACCTGAGTTGTAATAACAACAGGAACTTTGTACTTCTGTGCCATGCGCTTTAGAGAACGAGTGATATTAGTAATCGCTTGTGGAGTATTGGCTTCACCAGTCTGTTCATCAATCATCAAGTACACACCGTCAATGAAAACAATCTCTGGGTGCAGGACTGATAACTTGCTAGCAATACCTGAAACTGTTGAGCCATTAGCGGAGTCAACCAACCAAAACGGCTTACGCATGTTCTCCATAGAACGTAGCTTTGCTTGATATCTTGCTTCTTCTTCCTGGTCAAGCAGACCATTGATAAGACGTGTGTGAGATATACGCGCTCGCATAGCATCGTAACGAGTCTGCTGTTCGTGGTTACTCATTTCAAATGACTGGAACATAACAGACTTATCTTGTAGGTGAACGTTCTGTGCAAACTGTAATGCCACTGTTGACTTACCCGTTTTAGGTGGAGCAACAATCACAATCAACTGACCAGGTTGTAAACCACCAGTAACTTGGTCAACGCTAGGAAAGCCTGTCGCTGTTCCAAGTAACCCTGGGTTGTTCTTACGGAAGGTGTACTCATCCCAACGCTTCTGTGGGTCATCAATAAGGTTTACATCGCTGGTCTTACCCA